CTGCGCCAGCACTTAACACTGTAGTAGTACCTGGTGTTACTGCGCTAATTGTGCAAAGACCTACGCCTTTATTTAACACAGTAATCGCTGTGCCTGTCGGAAATGCGTAAGTGGCGTCTGTTGGTAACTTGAACGCGATCGCTGTCGCTTTATTTACAGGTATTAATTGCTGATATTCATCACCGCTTGCAGCTGTGTAATCGGTTGTTTTATCAGTAGCTACAGTAAAAGTCGGTAGACCATTCCACATCGAGCTTGTAACTACGTCGCCGGTAACGCCGGGCCAGGTTGCCATAATTTCTCCTTAGTAAGATAGTACGCCTTGATCGAGCTTGCTGTAGCCGATAATAAAGCCATCTATCACAGGCTCCAGAGTAGTGTATGTAACCTTAAAACTATTCGGAGTAATGGTGTTTTGAACCCCAAATATTTGTAAGGTCTTTTCTAATGTGGATCCGCCAGGCTGGGTAGTTATTACCGTAATCGGATCAAAGAAATCCAAGTCTAAGGCTGCCACTATACCGGCATTGTAATTAGGGGTATAAAGGTCCAGGATTATTGCGTCGCATCTAATAGAGGTTTCAGCCCGGCTTGCCACGTAGGCCTTTGCGTAGTCATCAGCTACAGCGTCAGTCTGCATAAGCAGGTTGTCTAAAAAGTAGCTATGAACGAAATATTTATCAATACTAGCCTGGTTCGTAGCCACCTGAGGAGAACCACCGACCCTAGTAATAGTGGCCTTATTAAAAACTAAAACATCGTTCAAAATCCAGGCTGCATCCTGATAAGGGATACCAGTGCCATTGTCTGCAAATAAGGTCGGCGTAGCAGCTATCGAGCCGACTGTTACATCTCGATCCTGAAATACAAAGGAGCCTGTTGCATCCACGTATAAGGCACCGTACTCGGAATCTGTAACGGTCTGCATTGCTGCTAGGGCTGTACGGTTGGTACCTGGGTCTGCCTGCATTGTGGTCAATCCGGCATCGACATCGCGCATACTGGCCGGCCAGCTGATTTGGTCTAAAATCTCGTTTATTCGGGTTCCTGATAGGTCGCCAGCCGTTGCCCCTGTAACCGTACTGATTTGAGCATTCTGGGCTAACCTAAAGGCGTCTACGGCCTGTATAGTGGTAATAGCGACATCGCTGTCAGCCTCTTTAGGGTAGGTAGTTACATAACTGGTTATGAAGCCTGAAAATATAGGGTAGGTAACCCCTAAATAGGTAGCTGAGATTTGAACCTTTTTCATAGGTGTCAATAGCTCGTAATACGGTCCGGCTGGGTTCTGTGGATTAAAATCGCCATTTTGATCGACTATTCGTAAAGTTAAAGCTCCGGTTTGAAAGGTATCACTTAAAGCGGTTCGGCCTCGTCTAGTTTCTATTCGTTGGATTTGATTTGATACGTCTACCACTACGGCAGCGGCATCGGCCAAAATGTTAGTGCCTAAAATTCCCTGGTCTAAAATCATTGCCTGAGCAAAACTAGGCCCGGTACTAAAATTAATAACTGCGTTTACTGTAGGTACTGTCATACAATGAACCCGGCTGGTACGGTGCTATAACCGTTTCGAGTAGCTAATTGAATACTTTCAGCAATCGCCTGGCTTAGCTTATCGCCACCGGCATCTATTGTAAGGTTAATAGACGGTGCTGAAGTTTGTTGAATACCTGCTAACAATTCTCTAAGGCCTGTAATGCTTGGACGAGATTGTTCAAGTATCCCGGATACGTTACTCCTTAAATCCTCAAATGTGCCTGGCTGTGTAGGTGCTATTAATTCTTGTAATCCTTTTACAGCCGGTGCCGCATAATTAAGAATAGTCCTAGTTTCTGTGCGTAATGAAGTCATAGTTAATTCTTTTAATTTATCTACAGCAGGTTTTACGTTATCTAATAAATCTCTGATTACTTTTCTAAATGCTTCGGTTAATTCTTGGGCAGCTCTGGCCGCTTCCATTTCGGCTAAATACTTTTTAGCTAAAGCTTCATTATTGTCTAATATTGCTAACTGCGCTCTTAGTCGTAATTTAATTTCATCATCTGTTGCAGAATTTAAAGCAGCCGTTAATCCTATGCGCTCTAAATCAAATTTGTCTTTTAACTGATCTACGGCTGTTTTTTTCTTTAGTTGATCGGTTTCAGCCTTACGTAATGTAATGCTATTTTTAATAGCTTGAGCTTCAAGTTTTCTTTGTTGAGCTGCAACCCGGGTAGCAGTTCTTTCCTGGCCACCACGATCCTGCTGTGGCATAGCGTTTCGACCAATACTTCTTAAACCACCAATATAGGCACCAATAACCGGAATATTTCTAACATCAAATATGCTGCCACCGCCAGGCAGGTTGCCTAAATCTTTTAATTTACTTCCTACTTGTCCTAACCCTACGACTACTTCACTTATAGCTGTAGCAAAGTTCTCCATGCCAGTAGTTACGTTTTCAATACTTTTATCATCACCTAAAGCAGTTAATGCATCTAATAAACCTTTGCCGATAATCTCTTGTGAATTCGCAGCAGCAGCAGCTAATAAATCCATTTTTCCGGCATAGGTAGTTAATCTAGCTGCAGATTGACCGGCGAACTTTTTATTAAGTTCGGCCATGATTTTATTCATGTCGCCGGTCTTTAATAAAGTTTTATCTAAGCCAGCCCCTAACCGGCTAAGCCCTGTGGTATTGCCTGCATAACCACGTGCTAAGGCTGTAGTAACTGCCGTTAAAGATTTACCGGTGGCTGCGCTTACATTTAACGCCGTGCCTAATGCATCTTGGCTTTTAGTGATTGAACCAGTTACCGTCAAAAGTTGCTGAAAGGCCGGCCTGAGTTCATCATCTAGCACACCCGTAGCTTTCTGAAGGTTAGCAATATAATTTTCTACACCGGGCGCGCTAAACTGGTAACCGGTATTTTTTAATTGAACCTCTAACGATTTGGCCGCTCTTTCATCGGCTGCAAATGCCTGGACCGCTTTCTTGCTGTAATTCGTTAAAGCTCTAACGCTAAAAGCCGTGGCAAATATTTTTGCAAAACTTTTTACTTGTTTTTCAAAAGTACTTATTTCTTTTTGGCCTTTTTTTAATCCTTTGTTATCGAAGGTACTAACCGCCGATACGACAATATTAGCCATTACGCTACCTTCTTAATCTCGGTGTCTTTTTTGAACTGCACAGCTACGGTTTCGATGGCATTTACGACAGCAGGTATAACCGTATTCTTGCTTTCGTCCCAGGCTCTGTAAACCACTCGGCCTCTTTGTTTACCTTGGCCTTTCATTGTACCTAGCATTTCAGCAGCAGAGTTAAACTGTTCAGGTGCGTTAGGGTTTATCGATCCAGGTCCGGACGGTTGCTTTAGGCGACCGGCCCATTCAAAAATCATTCCAGGAGCCTTGGTATTAGCTACATAAAAAGCTGCGCTAAATCCCGATCTATTACGCTTATTTTTACCTGCAGAATAAACTATGCCATCTCTAGCTGTTGCGTAGTCATACGGCGGAAATGGCCTATACCCGATAGTCCCAATAGAAGCGGTAGGTTTAGCCCAGCCACTTAAAACTTCACTTTGACCAGGTAAATAACCTCGGGCTTTGTTACGTACGATTAACATCTGTACCCGGATATTTTTCGCCATTTCTTTATTAAGTTTAGGGTCCACATCGCGCATTGCTTTTTGGAGTTGTTTAACGCCGGTTACGTTTACTGGCATTTTTTATCTCCTTAGCTCTATCTCGTAAGACCTGGATAATGGCTGCATACATCTCCGGGTCCATTTCTAAAAACTCCTTGGGCGCAATCCCAGTTTCTACGCTCAGCGCAGCAATACTGAAAGTTAGTGAATCACGCCCAATTATTTTTTTTCGTCATCTAGTACTTCTACGGTGTCCAAAGTATCAATGAACTCCGCTCCGAAAAGTGGCACGGTGATATTGGCCCTACGTAAACACTCCCAAGCAAGCCAATAAATATGGGTTTGTTGTTCGTGATCGCGCAGCATTTTGCTAATACCAGCTTGCCACTTTATCTCGAAAGCATATTCGACACCCGGCGTAATCTTGTGTTCGGTAACTTCGCCGTTAGCCCTTGTTATCTTTAGCTTTGCCATTATTACTCCTTAGAAGGTTCCTGTAGTTGCGTATGCAACGGTAGAATTGCAAGTAAAAGTAATACTTGCATTATTGATACTAGCTACATCGCCATTGATCGGTGTTAGATTATTAATAAGAATCGATACGGTGTATAGCGGATTAGTTGCGCTCACGGCTGTACCTTTTACCGGAATCAATACTGCAGTTACTGTAGTACCGTAATTAGTCTGCAGTAATGTAGTTATTTGAGAAGCTGCGAAGTCATTAAAGAAATCTAGCGACAGTGTACTTGATTCTAATCCCTTGGTAAATTTATGAGATAAATCTCCAAGTGCGCTGACTTCTAACTCATCGAAAGTTTGAGTTAGTGTTGCACTTGATACGTGGTCGCTAATATCTACGGTTGCGATTTTAACGCCAACGCTCGAGTTAAGCATTACGGCCATTTTATTATTCCTCTTTCTCTGCGGTTGGCGCAGCCTTTGGTTTTGGTGTTTCTTTTATCTGTCCAATTCTGGCCAGAAAGTTGTTATGGTTTATATCGTATTCATCTGACATTTTAGCTCCAAGTTGTTAGGGTTGAAATTGTAATTTGGCAGGTCAGCAGCGGACCGCTCGCAGCATCTAAAATGCTAGGTGCAGATACGGTGCCAACATTAAGAACCAGGCTAGAACTGGCGATCTTGGTAAAAACCGCGACTATGAAATCCTCTATACCTGCTAGGTTCCCCTGGTTATCGAACGCAGGCACAGCTATTAAAATATTAAAATTTGCTAAAGGCGCGATCGTACTGTAATCGTTATTAGTAGGAGTGATGTACGGATCAGCCGGAATAATTGAAACACTATTAGCCAATAAATTAGGAGCCGGGTAAGCAAAGGTAGACCATACGCCGGGATTTGCCAGGTCATTAGCTATTGTGGTTCGAAGTGTAGTAATCGCTTTAGGTGGCATGATTAGCCGACTAACGCTGAAGGATTAGCGTACGGTTGAATTAATCCGCGTACCCTGTTAATCAATTGAAAGCCCATTTTGTAAGGCGACGGTGTATAGCCATCGATTCCATTAGGTGAACTTTGAGCGGTTTGCCGGGCCTGCCAAATATCTACGGCTAATACCATTGCAGCTTGACGGATAGCTGGCGTAGTTGCGTAGCTGGCTGTTTTTGTGTCTGGCCCGGTCGCGGTACCGTATGGAAGGACACGATGGAAAGCTTGATTAGCAGTTACCTTGGCGTATTGGATAAATGAATAACCGTTAGGGTAATTGGTCCACGCCCAATTCCACCACAAGGCAGGGATGGAATTAGATGTACCAGTACTCCAAGGTACTGTCCCAGTTAAAGTGTATGTACCGTTATAGGTCGCACCGGACGCTGCAATAGTTACGCTTTGACCGGTTACAAAGATACCTGGATTAGCTACTAAAAGCGTAGCCACGTTATCTTGAACCATAGCTGCTACGACTGGCGCGGTGTTAAACCATAAATATTGATTAAGTAAATCCTCTGCTGTTTGGCAGACACTTTCTACATCGGCATTAGAGTACAGAGTGCCAATCCCTAAATTATCACGAAGCTCCTGCATCGTTACATAACTAGCCGGCATCTCTGTACTCCTATCTTTAATAGCTCTGTAGGGCTAAGGGCTACTAAACCCTACAGATTACTTATGCTTTTATTAAGCCTTCATGTACTTGTAGATACCGCCAGGCATCTTGGCAATTGTCGCCATAAAACCGTAGATAGCCACTTGGATTTGTAAGTTAGATACCACGTTCACGCTCATATAAGCCTGAGGTGAGCGATATACCGTAAATGCCTCTGGCGCAAGGATTATTGCGGAGCCATCATCGAATGTAGTAGCTGCAAAATTCTTATCTACGTATAGATCAAGTCCTAACACGTTGCCCCGGATCGTTGATGGTCTTACTTGGCCGGCAGCATTCATAGGCTGAATCGCATTGTAAATAGGGCGACCAGTTGTATCTGTAGCACCAAGTAGAGCTTGGTATTGAGAAGGGTTAGCTAGATAGTTTTGAGCAAAGTAGCCAGTATTTTTAAAGATATTGGCTGATGCTTCGGCAGTGAAATCAATGATGCCGGTGCTGTCTGCAGTTTCATTTGTTGCAGCAGTAGCAGCAGTAATTAAGGCAGCGTTTACTGCAGTATTAGTTGCAGTTAAATATGCATTCTGTAACTGGGTTGTAAGCTCGGAATAGAAATTTGGATCCGACCTCTCAAGGAGCTCGACGCTCAGCGTATTCATACCAGAGTATTTACTGACAGTTCCAGTTAGATATTCAGTAACCATGCCGGTATTTTGAACTGCGCCGGCTTCGGCTTCTACTGTTACTACTGGGGCAACACCAGATTGACCGCCAGCGGATGTAACAAGCGACGGCACGCTAATAGTCATACCTGAAGCAGGCAGGGTACCTTGGCTACACGCATCTATTGCTGGAGTACCGAATCGAGTATTTGTTACGAACTCTGACAAATACTGTGTTGGATTAAATGCTGGATTCGTAGAAAATGAATCATCTGCAGCAGCAATGAAAAGACGAGATTCATCTGATCCTAGAGCTGCTTTAATTTTATGCTCTGTGTACTTCGCCATTGAGTCGATCGGTGAACGTACTGAGGTGGTTATATAAGGTGTAGCTGTTACAGGACGTGAGGCTTCTACTGTTGGAGTATCTGCCTCTGCCTTTGTTTCGGT